TCAGGAGACTGTGCGGCTCTAATTCTTTCATAAACTTCCTGCTCTCTGTCCCCTCTTGGCTGCATTAAGCCACCAGCGGCTTGTCCTGCAAGATCTGCGTACTGTGACCGTAAAGCTTCTATGTCTGCTGGTGCAGCGCCTCCTAAGCCTTGTTGACCTAAAGCTAAAGCTTGAGAGCCTAATTGGCCTATTTGCTGTGAAGGCTGTTGCTGTAAAAGTTGAGAAACATTACCACCAAATAACTGAGCTAGTTGATTAAGCTCTGAAGAAGGCCCAGCTCCTGCAATACGTTGTTGTCCCCCTGCCAAAGCTTGTTGTGTAAGACCTTCTAAACCCGTAGGAGCACCCATGCCCATTAATTGTTGGCTAAAAAGATTGCCTACGCCAGCTCGCTGTAGAGCCATTGATAAGTCTTGTTGGTTTACACCACCTAACGCAGTAGTTGCTCCAGTTAAAGCTGAAGCTGCAAAAGGATCGTAAGTTCCAGTTCTTGTAGTAGCCTGAGGCATTAAGCCCGTAGCGCCTGTTTCTAAACCTGTGGCTAAAGCTTGTTGCTCTGGAGATAAGCTTAATGTAGTACTGCCATCGTCAGTAGTAGTTGTTGCCCCAAGACCAGAAGTTACTGTAAAAGGTTTAAAGGCCATTTCAGAAGCAGCGGTATTACCTATAGTTTCCATATCTGTTTGAGCAGTACTTCCAAAACCTTTAAGTTCGTCGGAAAGGTTTTTATATTGACTTAAATCAAAACCTAATCCTAACAGATCATCAATAAGAGCCATTAGTATGTACCTCCAGTAATTGTACCAGCAGTTAACACACCGTTTACATTAAGCGTTGGTATTGTAACTGTCCCTGTAAATGTTGGGCTTTCTGAATTAGACTTTGAAGCCACTGCTGTAACCAGTGCATCAAACTCAGTGTCAAAGTCAGAACCCTTGATAATCTTCGCAGGGTTGCCCGTAGGAAGAGTATCTTTGGCTGTAAAGTTTGTAGTCTTTGTGTAATTGCTCATTAGATCATCCTACCTATTAAAGCTTGAATATTAAGTTCTTGCAAAGATAACGCATTTTGATTAATAGTAGCGTCCACACCTATGGTCACTACCGTTCCTGAACCTGTTGTTTTAGTCTTTGGTCTGTCCACAATGATTGAAGGACTGTACTCTGAAGTAGACACATTGTACTCACTTTGATTGTAATAAGCCGTCTTACTACCAGAGTTAATCTCAACAATCTGTTTAGTATATGCTTGGCTGTAGTCATAGCCCCAGTTTACAACTGCCTGTGCTCCCTGACCACCAATAAACGTAACGATAATTTCTTTTAGTATTTTAAGTCTTGAGCTGTCCCCAAATGAAAGTGGGTTACTAAAGTAGCTCATGTCGTAGGACAAGCCATAGTCTTGATAGTTACTGTAAGTGGCAATACCATTGGTATTCCCTACGTACAACAAGCCGTCCTGAGTCCTCTCAAGGGCTCTTAGGGTTGTGTCTGACCAAGTAGTAACCCTATGCGCCCCGTCCTCCAAAGCAGTCCTCATATCAAAACAGTAGACGTACTTAGAGTCACTAAAGGACAGTAAGTAGAATGCTTCCTCTGGGCTGTATATGGAGCGTAAGGGGCTATTGACTTGTTGTGCGTTTATGTATAATAAATCATTACGAACATTCTTACTAATGTCCCTAACGGGCATTGACTTTTCTTGAATAGTCCTACCAAAGCTACGTAAACCTTCGTTGGACATAAAAAGTAAATCAGTACCTGTGGGTTGTACAGTGTCTCTATCAATACAACCTACGTTGGCTATAGTGTCAGCCAAAGACATTGTAGTAGGGTCACTAGCTCCTTGATAAACAACAATGGAGTTTTTACCAAAGATGATTAAAAAACCGTTGTGAGCTGCTAAAGCTACAATTTCGTCAAGACCATTAGGCCATACTTTAGAAATGTCAATGGAGCCAGTAGAACCTCCAGACCAGCCTGAGCCGTTTAGTAAGTCAGACCAGTAAATTGTAGACTTATCCGTTGAAAAATCAGCTACCCAAAGTCTGCCAAAGGCTGCTAAGACTTCGTTACCTTGAGGTGGAGTGCCTGTAGCATGTGCGTGTGAAGACATTGTTTCTACAACGCCAGTATGAGCAGAGTAAATTAAAGGTTCATACCCAAGTTGAAACATATACAGATGGTCGTTAAAGTTTACCATCTTCCAGTTATTAGTTGTAATTGTGTAAGCTGCTGGGGTTGCGTCAGTAAGAGTAGTAGTCCCTGTGAATATCTTATTGTTACCCGCAGATATAACTACATTAGCCCCTACAGGATCTATGTACTCTTTAATAACTTCAATGCCATTACTGCCGTCTATAGGCGTTGTGCTAGTGGTGACAGCAGTAAAGCCTTTACGAGAGCCTATACGCCCGTACTGGTCAATAATACAGTTATCCGCAATGGACGCAAAGGAAGCATCCAAACTAAGCGGAGAGTCCTGTGTGTTTAAACCTCTAAACGCAGGGGCTGCAATCGTTATATTCTGTCTGTCCTGAGCCATTGCTTAGACCGCCCTGTAGATAGTTTCTTCTGGGTGTTTGTATGCGTCCAAAGCAATTGCGTCTGACATATAGCTCTGAGCAAATGCTAACATTTCTCCTGCGGATCTACCGCCAGTTTCCCCACGCTCTCTGGAAGCCAAAGCCAACGCCAAGTGCAGTACGGGCATGTGTGGGATTTGAAGCTTATCAGTGTCGTTAACTAAGTCAGGGTTACGTTGGACACAGTTTACTCGGATAGTATAAACAGCGTTAGGAATAGGATAAAGATCAACCTGAGTGTCCCCATTGTTATCTACACCATTAAAGTTGTAGAACGTAGGGCTTGACTTAGGGGGTGTTTCATTTAAGAAAGCATTGTCCATCCAATGCGTGTCTTTGTAAGTCATAAACCAGTTGGACGTATCATTGATAACGTCAATAATCTTAATCCTATTACCACTGCCTGTAAGTACGTAGTTAAAGATGTCTTCCGTTGTGGATATGGTAAGGGTAGTACGTAATGCAGACCAATCCCAAGCATCCTCAACAGTCCTCTTAGCGTCATTAATAAGATCACCGATAAGTAAAGAATAAGGGTTTTGATTAACGGAGCCTACTTGATCTTCTCTGAGTCTTCTTAGGACTCCGTTTACTAATTCTAAATATGTCATTTCAAATTCCTAAGAGGATTGTAGTCTATAAAATCAAATAAAGTTGGAGTTAGAAGTTGTGTGTTGTACTCTAGAGGCTTATAGTTAGGTTGAAAAATATCAGTAGGAGAACCTTCTCTACCACCAAATAAACCTGTACCACCTAAACCACTACCGCTACCATCACCATCGCCAGAACCGCCCCCGTCACCATCGCCATCGCCATCGCCATCCCCTTCTCCAGTACCTGTACCTGTCCCAGTGCCGTCACCGTCTCCAGACCCCTCTCCGTCTCCAGAGCCACCACCGTCTCCTGTGCCAGTATCAGTGCCATCGCCAGCTTCCCCACCAGCACCTGTGTCTACACCGTCTTCGTCAGTACCAGCACCACCTCCGTCTACAGCGCCTCCTGCGTTACCTCCATTACCACCGTCACCAGCGTCACCATCGGAATCTACAGTTGATTGATTAGGGTCTACTACTTCTGTAGTATCTGTAGTACTGGTTGAAGCACTGCCTGTAGTGTCTATATCGGCAGGAACTGTAGAGTTGTCGTTAGTTACTTCCTCAATAAGAACTTCTAAAATATCAGTAGCAGCACTTCCTGAGGTTAAAATAGCATCAACTACTGAAAGATTGTTTTCTGGTTCTTCTGCTGCCTTAGCCTCAATCTGTTCTTGAGTCTCCGAAGTAGTGGTATTTCCAGTACCTACAGAACTCTGGACTATATCAGCTCTGTCTCCTTCTTTAAAAATTTCTGCTTTATTAGGATCATAATTAGGATCGTTAAAAACGGGCTGTTCTGGAGTTTCGTCAATAACTTCACCAGTTGGAGTTTTTAAGAACTCTTCAAGCTCTTCCGCAGTCATTTCTTCAAAATTAGGAGGTAAGTTTTCAGAATCTCCTATATACCTTTTAGCTTCTTCAAGGTACTTTGCTTGTAAGTCAGGGTCAGGCTCACCCGCTGCTAACTCTGCAAGCTGTACAGCTAAAGTACCGCCATAATCTTCCGCTACTAAAACTTCTCGTAAAACTTGTTTTTCGTCGGTAGGTATAATCCACACGCCTCCCCCTTGATAAACCCAAGGGCCATTGTCAGCTATAACTGGGTTTCTAGTATAGGGAACACCATCGTTTGAACCGACTATAACTCCGCTTTCAGACTCAACCGATTCAGTTCCTGCTCCAGAAGCATCAGTGCTTTGGGCGTCACCAGTGCTTCCTGCACTGGAACCTGAAGCACCTCCAGAACCGACAGTACCTCCAGCAGCATCAGTACCTCCAGCAGTAGCAGGAGTGCCAGCCCCAGCGGTACTAGCGCCTCCGCTTTCAGCACCACCCCCGCCACCGTCAGGCGCTGATTCATCAGTAGCTTGGGTTTCTGTTTGTGGTGGTGGAATGTAAGGTTTTACTTCTACAGAATCATCAACTTCACCAAGCTCTGTGGCTATTTCGTCTACGTCTACTTTGTCAACTACAATTTCTGGTGTTAAATCCTCCGCCCCAAACACCTCTCCTGTCCCTAACTCTGTAGTGGTAACAGTTCCGCTTAACCCATCGTCCCCGTTTAATAAATCATCGTCTGCTTCTAAGGAAACTACTTCTTCTGTTATTACGTTTTCTGGAGGAGGCGCTTCGTCTTTCTGTTCTTCTTTAATTGCTTCTACAATGTCTAAACCAGCTTGAACGCCGTCTTCCAAAACAGTATTAAGAGCGTCTTCATTAGTAATAATAGCTTCAGGATCTTCTGAATTAACTACTGACTCATTCTGTACAAAGTCATTTAACTTTATAATGTCGGTTATTGCATTTCCAGCTTCAGAAAAGTTATAAATCATACCGCCGTTAGGAGAAGCTACGCCCCCTAAAGGATCAGTAATAGCTTTTACTATACTAGAAGGCAGGTTAGCTAAACCAGAAGCCATGCTGGCTAAGTTTGCTAAACCCCCTTGAATCCCTGCGGATAGTGACGCAACAGCTCCAGCTCCGTTTGCAAGACTGCCAAGAAAAGCACCAACGCCTCCAGTAACAATAGTAGATAGTAAAAACTTAGCGCCCATCTCTAAAAATTCATTAGGGCCTATGCTGGAAGGTTCTCTTACTTGCTTGTAACCGCCTAAAGGTACATCATCAAACTGACCATAATTTAATTCATAGTAAGCACCATCAGGAGAATCAACGCCCAAAGGTACATCAGCTTCTTTTGCAGCGGCAATTATAGCATCATTATAAGACTGCATGGACAATCTTTCAGGAGTTTCTACAACTGCTCTGTCAGAAGGGCCTCCAGCTCCTCCTCCTAAACCACCACCTAAACCACCCCCAGCACCTGTACCACCCTGTGTAGGATTAGTATTTAGACCACCTAAGTCCACACCCTGAGAAGTGTTAAAGTTGTCCCACTCTTGACGTAAGTAAGCCCCGAAGTCACCACCGTATTCACCTATGGTGTCTGAGTAACTCTTTACTTGTTCTAAGCCACTTAAAGATGTGTTAGAACCCCAGTTGTCGGCTACTAAACTAGCATCATAAGTACCATCTATTAAACCGTTTAAGGTACTTCTGGAAGTCCTGCTGTTGTCTGAGACTTCTTCCCACTCATTAATAAATCTATCTGTATTAGCTTGTTGTGTAGCATTACGCTCACCCTGAACACCAAAGAAAGCCTTAGGGTCTGCTACGTCCCACCAAGCTTTAGGCGCATTGCCTATAGAACCCGTAGGATCATCAACTCTAATGTTTCTTGTTTGAGTGGCTGGTAAATCCTGTGAAGTTTCTTCCGTTAAAACTTCAAGCATACCACCTTTAGAAGTTCCAACTAAAGTGTCCTGACCTCTTTTAATAGTTCTTTTAGTCGGTGCTGATCTTTTAGCCATTGCGATTATTCCAGAGGTCAAACAAAGTTTTAAGTTTTTCTTCCACTACGTCCATACGAGACATTAGTTTGCCCAACGTAAGGACAAGCACAATGAAGCCCACAAAGATGGGCCAGATTGATCCAATAAGATCAATGTACTCCACATTAAGAGTCCTTATTTTTATGGATTAAGTTTTGTATTGTCTCCGTCTCAAAGATCCTAATGACAGTCCATATAATGCTCAAAGCAGCAGCCACAGCAGGTATCCAGCCCATTAGGGTGGACACTGTCGTAGTTACCGCCAGTGCGTCCACTGCGACTTTTGCTTCTTCCTGCATTTATCTTTTGGCCTTACCAATAACCAATGCACCAATCTCTAAAAACTTATAGAGCTTACCAATGAGCTTGTCGTCTTTAGGAGTAGGAGTGAGTGCCGTAATGGCGCTACAGGCCGTTACAAGGGCTGTGAGGGCGTTTAAGTAGTCTAGTAGTAGCATTACCACGGTACTCCTGATGCCTGAGTTGGGTTCTTCTGCGCTTCAATGTTAGCCGCCAATGACGCTTCAATAGCGTCCTTGTCAACACCGTTGGCGAAGCACCAGTCTAAAGCTACTTCTTCTGTGATGTCGTCGTAAGGAACGTAGTCTGAAGCAGAAGGATCTGGTGTGAAGCCGCAAGTGCCGTAGTTGGTCGCTGAGAAGTCACCGTCAGTTGCCGTAGCTCGCCAGTGGCATACGACTACGCCACCGTCTGCAAGCGTTCTTTCCATTTGGCTGATTTGCCATACTGTTGCCATGTTGTTACTCCTGTTAAATTGCTGCAATGATGAAGGCGAGAAGTTCGTGATACCTGACACCAAGTCGTGTGCGTTCTTCGCCAGTTTCTTCGTCAGTCCAAGTGTTGCTCATAAACAATGCATAACGACCAGCATCTAAACCTTCGGCTTCAAATGCGGCTTGTAGGTCTTGTGCGATGATTCCAAAGTGGATACGGGCTTCGTCGCCTTTTTCTGCTACTGATGACTTCCAGCGGAACTTACGCAGTAAGCCTTTACACGCTACGGCTACACGTTGTTCTGCGTCTGATAAGGCTTCAATGTCCTGCTTCTCGTTGCGGTCTGAGGTTTGGATAGTTCCGTTGGTGGCGTAGATGTCATCAAAGCGAAAAGAAACAGAGCCAAGGTCTGTAATATTATCAGTGGCTGCCCCTGTATTGTCTGTTGCATATATAATATTTGTGCCAAAAAGTATGCCTGAATGGCTTGCAGCTGTGCTGCAGAAATACATATTATTGCTTGAAGCAACACCAATCCTACCTACGTCCACGCCATCTCGGCGGAAATTAGCAAGAACGCCATCCGAGCCAGTGCGGTTAACGCCTATGCCCCAGTCGTTGTTGATGTTGCAAGAAATATAACCAGCTGGATTCATCCAAACGCTTGACGCATTAGAAGTTACCGAGCCTTCGTAGACACTCGCCCCAATACCCACGCTCCCGCTGGCATCGAGGCGCATGCGTTCTGACCAGCTTACTGCTGCATCTGCTGAACCTGAAGCTGCACCATACCAAACATGTTGACCTGATTCTTGTTGATATAAACTTGCTTCATCAGTTGTTACATATTTCCAACCACTAGCAGAACTGTAAGCATTTGCACCAACAAAAGTTGTATCTTCACTTGCAGCCAAACAACCTGCTGTACCTATTTGCAAAGCTGAATAACCACTCCAAGCATCAGGAGTACAACCAATACCCACATTCCCGCTGGTATCGATGCGCATGCGTTCTGCGCCACCTACATGAAAATAAAAGGGGTTACCAGTATTATTATTTTTAATACCGTAGTATCCATACGATGTGCTATTACTTGCATTGTAAGCTGCTGTTATTTGATAGTCTTGTTCAGATAATACTG